ATCTAACTTTAGTTACCCCTACCATTGTAGGTGAACCTGAAGTTGATACAGCATCCCAAGCTGAACTAGAGTTATTCCATTTATGTAAGTAGTTATTACCTGATGAAGGTTTTCTACAAGCTAGTATACCATCGTTTATACCGTCAGCTACAACTACACCTAGCACACTTCCTGTGCCTGTAACTGTACCGTAGTTATTAGCAAACCCACTTATCTTTCTGTAGCCACCAGTAACAGCAGGTTCGTAATTAATTAAAGATATAGCAGATCCAGGTTGTGTCTCACCCTGAGATAAAACATCTCTGCTCGTATTTAAACCACCTTGTGCAAAGACTTTAAAGGAGGCTAGATTATCAGCCATTAGAGCACTCTTCCTAGTACTTGGTTAGAAGAGTTTATTCTGTCTACTACTGTTGATCTTACTCTTAGAGGTTCGTCAACAAGAACTCTTCTCATTAACTTTATACCATCTTCAAAATTGTTTTGGTGCATTGCAGCACTCTGTTCATTAGATCTAAACCTCATCATGTACATCATAGCACCATCAATAAGAACGTGTTTAAACCTGTCAGGTATTATTGCTGTGTCGTTAAAAGCTGATAAGTCAGCAGGAAACTTGTAGTACACATATTCTATTTCGTAGGAGTTGTCAGGAATAGGTGTGACTCCAAACTTTAGTTCGTCAGTTTGATAGATTAGAGTTGGAGAAGATATTCCTGCTTGATCTCCTGTATCATCAAAGTGTCTGTATCTCTGAATGTACTCTTCATAACTAACAGAAGGAAGGTGCATTGGAGTATTGTCTACTGATGTTAATTTTTTAATGTAGAAGGTTTCCCAATCAGCACCAGAATAATCAGCAGCAAAATCGTATTGCCTAGTTCCTGCTGTTAGTGTTTGTGTTGATGTTGTTTTTAAAAATGGGAACTCTTGTCCTGTCTGAATGATGTTTCTAATAGCGTTATTTATTGCGTCTTTAGCTAAAGCTTGAACGTTACGTACTGTATCAAAGCCATCACCGGAAGTATCAAGTGTAACCTCGTTAAGTCTACGTAACAATTCGTTAACTAGAACAACATATGTAGCCATTACAAAAATCCTTTAGATAAGCTAAAGGGGCAAGTCTCCCTGCCCCTAAAGTTTTATTTATGCAAGTGTGTCACGGTCTACTTCTTGAGCAGTACCGTCCTTACCCATATCTGTGCAATCCATCATCCATGCCCAAATTCGGATCTTGCCTGTAGTAACAGCACCACCAGACAATGTTGCAATTGTCATGTCGATGTTGTCATCAGCTACAGCCATTAATGGTTGGAAAGCCGCAGGGTTCTGTGCAACTACTGCTGCAGCAGATGTTCCATCAAATCCATCTACAAAACAATCGGCATCAGCCCCTGTTCCTAGATCTAGAGTTAATGTAGAACCGTCAGAAGCTGTATCAACTTCCATACCTGCGTTAAGGATCATAGTTCCTTTTTTGACAGCAATTACTGGAACGACATCAGATGCTGCAAGAGCAGAACCTTTGTCAGACAAAGCAGTTGCTAAATTCAAAACAGTTTGAACCATGTAGGGTTTTCTACCTGGGTTGCTGTTCGCTCCCCTTGCAGATTGAAGTGTATTATCACCTAAAGCCATAATTCAATCTCCCCTTACGCTGCGTTATATTTAGCAGTTACGATTGCTTCTGGACGAAGAATCTTTCTGCCGTATAGGTGCATACCACGAACAATGTCAGCAAAGCTGTCAGGGTCACGGTAAGTTTCAGTCTTGCTGATCTGCTCCGCTGTTGCGACTGCAGAATCATGACCTGCAACGATCACACCATAGTTAGTATTCTGGTTTGCAGTACCTGTAGTTCCTGAACCTGTTCCTACTGAAGGAAGGTTTGAGGAAGTATACAGTCTAAAACCGTGAATATTATTTAGGACTAGACCATTACGTAGAGCACCTGATTCACCATAGTCAGAATTTAAGAATCGAGAGTCCTCGTCTGCCATGATTTCCATAAACACAGGGTCAACTACAAGCCATCTACCTTGTGAGTCAACTTGTTGTTGATCCAACAAACGTTTCATGCGTGATATAATCATCGCAGGAGAAACAGTTGCTGTTGGTAGTGCTGTTGCACCTGGTAAACGTGCTGCTACAGGTACTGAGTGATCTGCTGCAGAACTAGTTGTGATGTTACCAAATGAAGACTTGATAAGTTTCATTGAAGATAACAACTCGTCTGAACCTGCTGTTGCTACAGCTTTTGAACCATTTGTTTGGTCATTGACTGTGTCAGCGTCAGCATGTAAAGCAGACTGTTTAAAACCTGATAGATAACCAAGAACTTCTTGGTCATGCTGATCAGCTAAACGGTATGCTGCACGATCAGTTGCAAGTTGCATGAAATTTGCGTGACTATGCGCCTCTTCGATATCATCGATCTTAAAAGCATAGTAGTTCGCTTTATCTACGACTAGAGAAAAATCCTCATCGTCAAGATCTTGCGCTGCAACCTGTGTACCCCTAGCATAAGACGACACAGAAATTTCAGGTTCTTTGATAATTTTCACTGTATCACCTTGGGCAGAAATCTCCCCAAAATAATCAGAGTTGGTTATATCACCACATACTGTACTCTTGCGAAAAGCAAGCTGTACCTTTTTGGAGTATATGATACTGGAAAAGTTACCGTTAGGTAAGTTACCGTATCCTCCTGCTGTTGAAAAAGCCATTGTTAATCCTCCTGATATTTGGCTTAAAAAATAAAGCTAAACACCTTTAAAGAGGCTGACGTTCTAGGGTAACACGTAGGTGGGCCTATACTTGTGCAGGTAAGTCTTTGTGTAGTTTATGCTTTTGCTTGGAAAGTATCTTTGAAGGTAGTCCATAAAGGAGGCTTCAATACAGATACATGTAGTTATATAGAAGACTTTTAAACTGTCAACTACTTAGATACGTCATAGATAAATTTACCTTTTTTCATTGCTTCAGCAATTTCATCCTGACGTTCCTCAAACTCCTTTGTTGACATTCTAGCTACGTCAGACTCTTTTATTTGACCTGAAGTACCTTTGTCATCAATAGAAGCACGAGTTCCTTTGGTAATGGTAGAAGCTGCAGCTTTTTTGCTATCACGCTTGTCTGCTATACTAATACCTTTATCAACCTTGTATAAATCAATAACACGAACAACTGAAGCAGGATCATCTGAGTTTTCGTACAGTGCATCCTTAACCCACTTGGGTTGTTCATCTACCCAGTTGTGAAACTCTTCCGAAGCTTTTAATTCGTCAAAGTCATCATGAGACTTACGTATGACGTTCTCAGCTTTTAATCTTAGAGCTTCTGTGTGTGCATCATCTAATTCTTTTAATCTTGATTCAGCTTTACTAAATAATTGTTTAGCTTTTTCTTCGGCAATCTTGTTAAAGATACCTGCTACATCAGGATATTGTTTTGCCCACTCATCAATCTCTTCAGGAGTTTTTGGCGGGATTATTGTATCTGTTGCCTTACGGCTCTCAAGAGCTTGGATTCTTTCGTTCCACTCTTTTTCTTTGTCTTGCATATGTCTACGCAAGTCACCGTAACGTTTCTTAAAAGACTTCTCTTCAGCAGTTAACTCTGAATCATCTTCTTGTGTTTCGGTTTCCTCTGTGGCTTCTTCTTGTTTGGGATCGCTTTTTGTTTGAACTTCGGTGTCCTCAGTATCCTCGCCACTGGGTTTATCTTCAGCAACTTCTTCACCTCGAGCCTCTGCTTCTAACCTAGCAATTTCTTTTTCTTCTTCTTCAATAAGTTTTTGTTTTTTTGAGTGGTTAAATCCACGATCTACAAAACCTGCTGTTTTAGGTTTTTGCATTTCAGTTAATTCAGGCATATTTTTTCCTTTTCTGTTGGGGTCAGCCGTAGCTGAGTAGCCTTATAATTATTTATTTGCCTTTCTTTTTCTTCCTTTGCATCAGCCCACCTTCTTTAAAACCAGTTTGACCTGTAGTGTTTACACCAGAAGCCATATCTTTTAATTGAGCTTCTACTTTTGCTCCTTCATCTCTAATTTTTTGTTGTTCTGCTTGACTTGCACCTCTTGCAGAAGCCTTACCTACTTGAACATTAGTTGCTGTACTAGATCCTTTAAGTGCTTTTTTTGCTGCTTTTTTAGTTGGTGTACTAAAAGTATTTTCAACAATTGAATCTTTTGAATCTGAGGAAACTACCTTTTTATCTTTGATGCTAAAAATTTTGTCTAATAATGATTTATACTCTTCATCTTTCTCAGCTTTAGAATTATTTGAAGTTCCGTTCAGTGCTCCTTCAGGTACAAACTGTAATGCTGTATTATTTTTTACAGCAGCACTTGCTAAATCGTTGAGTATTTTTGCAGTTTTAGGATCGTTTCTAGCTTCTGCAGAAATTGCTAAAGCTCTGGTTCTTGAAACAGAAGTTCCTAACTTAAAGATATCTAAAAGATTTTTAGCATCACCTGCTAAGTTTTTTTCTGCCCAAGCTATAGCTGACTCAGAGTCTGTAATATCTTTTATCCACTCGTTAGGGTCTGGTGGATCTATGTCTGGTGTACCACCACCTCCTCCTCCACCTCCTCCTCCAATAGGAGCACCCTTAATAGCTTCTGCTAACGCAGGTGAACCCATCAAGTAATAAGGTGGTTGAGTAAACTTAACGTCAGCAGGAGGTGTTACTGCACCGTCTACATACGTAACAATCTTTGTGTCAGAAGTATTCTTTGCGTTAACATATGTTTTAGTTGAGGTAACACTAGTAGGTTTCTGGTTAGGCTGTTGAAACTGGCTGAACCCTACAGTTGAAAAGTTCATAGGAGCAAACGTATTTTGTGTAGCTTGTCCTGTTGTTGCTGTGTTTGTACCTGTTTGAGATTGTTGACCTAACATAGCAGGACCATCATTAGCAGCTACAGGCTGTGCAGGTGGAGAACCTGCCATAGGTTTACCACTCATGTTCTGTTGTACTTGTTGAGGAGACATTGGATCACCACCAATTCTACCTGTGTTTTCCATAGTTTGTAGACCAGACTTTGCTTGGTTACGTAAGTTCTCAAAAAAGTTTACACCGTAAAATCTAAGAACATCAGCAGGAACAACATATTCACCTTCGGATAACATGGCAGGAATATCATCTCGTACTTCTTTGGCTAAAGAGCCTGGAGGAACTTCGTTACCTGAGACAGGATCTTTAGTCATGCCATCGTCTTTAAACGCCATCTGCATTTGATCTTTCATTGCTGTACCGCCTTTGTTAAAAGGAAAAACATCTGGGTCTGTCTTCTTTGCATTTTTTGCTAAGACCAAATGTCCTACCTGAATTACTTCATCTGCTTCTAGGATTGCTTGTCCAGTTTCTCTGTCATAAAAGAAACCTCTTTTTATTGGGTCATATCCTACTTGTGTCCACTCATCACTATCAAAAACTTCTTTTGACATAGTGAAAAGTTCATCATCAGTACCCTCTACATATTCTCCTGTCATAACAGCAAAAGGACTTTTTTCACCACCCTCTGCTACTTTAAGAGCTTTAGAGCTATCTGTTCTTTTTGCGCCACCACTTAAAGTAGGTTTTATAAAGTTAACATTTTTTAGTCTAACTGCAGCTTTGTATTTTTCTTTTCCATCATGCCTAATTGTAGGAATCCAAACATTGTAGTCAGTATAAGCAGGTATGTTTAACCTTACATCCACTCTTTCTCCTGTTGAAACTTTTTCATTAAGTCCAATAATAGGATTTCTTCTTTGTTTATCGTTTAAAGCACTTACAATTTCTTTATTAGTTGCAGGTTTAGGTACTTCTTTAACTACTCTAATAGGCCTAAGTTCATCAGCACGTTTACGATAAGTAGTATTAAAAACTCGTCCTTCTGATACTCCTTTAGCTAACTCTTGAAGTTCAGGATTTCTACCTTTTAAAGATTTTCTAAATTCGTCAGATGTTTTGTTTTTCTTACGCCATGTTTCAATAGCTTCATCTGTAAGACCTGCTGCCTTTATGGTAGGAACACCTTCTTTAATTGCAGGTTTTACTTTTGTACTAACAGCCATTACCTCAGTTATTTCATTACCAAAATGAATACCTTTAGGATTTCTAAAATCTAATATTTCTACAGGATTTAATCCTATTTCTGGCTCAAGAGTAAATTTAACCTCTGTATCTTGAACAATATCACCTGCTTTATTAGAACCATAGTCTTCTGTGTAGCGTAAGGCTGCAGTATTTGAACCTGTAGGTACAAACTCCGTTCCAATCTCTGAATTTTGGTGTAGACCTGCAAACTTTTCTACTTCAGATCTGGGCATGTAAATTGTTTTTACGGACTGAGGTTGAATACCTGATTCACCTGGATTCTCTTTTCTTGCAGCTTTATCACGAACAGTAGTGTTACCTTCTTTAACTTCGTATGTAGAACCCTTCTTAGTTTTAAAACGTTTTATACCTTGACCAATCATAGTCTTACCTGCTTGACCAAGACCAGGAATCATACCTACAGCTTCACTTGCAGCGAGTAAACCAATCTTAGCCCAACTAGGATCTTTTTCTTGTAACTCTTCTTTAATATCTCTTACAGTTGCTGCAGTGCTAATGCCTGGAATACTTTCTAGGGCTGCTTTTCCTAAAGCTTTTACAGTTTCACTTGTTTCTTCTGGGTCAACAACTGTCACACCGTAGGATCTAGCTAAATCTAAATCTTTATTTTCTGCTAGACCACCTTCGTCAAAGGATGGTAAGTCATCATCATCATCATTAGGATTAAGGGAAGCATACTCAGGAACAAACTTTTTAAATACAGGGTCTTGTTCAGCCATCTCTTGAGTAAAGTTAAAGTCAATGTCGTTGTACGTAATTCTTCTTAGTGCTAAAACGTTACTCTTTACATAAGCAGGATGATTTTCTCTTATACTAACCTCACCCCCATCGTGATTACCACCTACTACGTTGATGTACTCTCCACCAGTATAAAGGCTTTTACCTCCTTGGGATGTTATTCTGTCACCTGCATAAAAAGTTACGTGATCTCCTTTACCATCTCCGTCAAAATCAAAAATAACTAGGTCACCTTCTTTGGCATCTGCAAAGTTTTCTACCTTTGATCCGTAGTCTTTGTACTTATCTGCTCTGAGTCTGTCATACTTATCTTTTGATTTTAAAGGATCTGCTCCAAGTTCACTAAGAACGTGGGCAACAAAAGCTGCACACCAAGCATCTTTTACAGGATCAAGATTTGTTTCTCCACCTGCAGCCGTATCCATAAAACCTTTTATAGCTTTTTGACCAGTTTCAGTAAGTGAG